GATGCTTTTGATCTTGCCTGGGCTGCGTTTAATCCTACACTCATTTGCTCAACTCTTTATCTACTTGTTTCTTAGCCATTGCTTTGACTTTTTTCTTATTTTTTTCTGGGTCAACTTTATTTAGGTTACTAGCACCCATACTTGCAGTATTAAAATACACTATACCATCTTTAATATTATTAACAATAGGTATGTTGTCTAATTCATCAAACAGTGACTGGTCGTCAACATCTACACCCATTGCTACTAGTTCTCCAACTAGTGTGTCAAGTGGAATGCTTTCAACTCCTTCGCTACTTAATATAGACAGTAGATCAATTACTTTTGAATCTACTACTGATATTTCAAAAAGATCAGTGTATCTCATAGTATTACTTCTTTAATACCGCGAATGCTTGTTTTAAAATTTCTTTGTTAACTTTACCATCGGCCTGTGCTTCTTTTACCATACTTAGTGCTTGGAGATATGCATCTTCTTTCATTTCTCTTCCACCGTCGTCTGTTTCTGCACTTGCAGCATCGGCACCTTCAAAGTCGTCCATTTCTGGTTCTACTTCAATGTCACCACCTATGTCATCAAGTCCTGCATCCATACCTGCATCATCCATTCCCATGTCTGATTCTGGTGCTTGACCTTGAGCTACTAAAACTGCATCTGCCACTTGTGCGTTTGCTGATTTTACTGCTTCGAGAGCCGAGCCAATTGCCGCTTCTGCTGATGCATTAAATGTATCTGCTTCTGCTGTACCGACTTCTTCTTTCATTGCATTTGTAATACTCATTAACTCTTCTACTTGCATACTAGCTAAATTTTCAGCCATTTTCTGTAGATCGTCTGCCATATTTTTTGCTGCTAAAAGGACTTCTGCTTGGTCTAGTTCATTTTCCATTATTGGATTATTTTCCATAGCTGTGTTTATACCTTCCAGAACTAGCAATAACTTCTGATATTGCTTATTGTTTACTTCTACACCACTTTCACGTAGTGCTTTGATTTTTGTTTCAGTAACTGCTTTAACTTTTTCTAACTTGGCGTTGCCAGCTGAAAAGTCAAAACTCATACCAAATACTTCTTTAAGTGTTGAATCTAATTTGTTTAGATTCTTTACGTTTAATTGTTTTAATTCCATGTTATTACCCCACTAGAGTTTTTTATTATATATTGTATTTATGCTCAAAGGGTACTTTTGATCTGTTTTTTGATTTCTTTCATCTTATAAACAGCTGCACCTTGTTTTGCCATTGCAATATCGTGTTTACTGCTCTCTACAATGGTTTTGCACTTCATTTTATATGTTGCTGCTTCTTGCAACGAACTTGCGTATCTGTTATCTAACTCTAATAGTCTATTTACTTTGCTATCATTATTAAATAGTAACCCTTTTACAACACCCATTGCTGTTTCAAACAATGCTAGTTCATGGTGAATAATTTCATCACCTTCTTTAATATTGTAAAATGTTTTCTTAATGCCTGGTACAATGGTTGTCTTTTCCATTGTAATTTCATAATTGTTTACTCTAACCGTATCGCCTTTTTTATCTATTGCTGATAATTCAATGTCATTCTCTGATTCTTTTACGATATCTTTAGTAACTTGCGTTGTTGCTTCGTCTAATTTTTGTAAAATACTTAGCATACCTTCTGCATTTTTACTAACACTACCTAATATAGTAGGAGATGGTTTATTTTTCTCGTTTTTAACTTTTTGTGCAGCAGTTGGTTCTGCTTCGGCTGATTCGTTTAATTTAGCAATGATATCCATCATTCCTTTTACTTCTTCTGTTGGCATTATAGGCTCCCTTTCATACGTTCATAATATACTTTATTATTCTCTACTATCTTCTTAACAATATTTTTGTTAACTAGGCTTTGAATTAGGTAAACTTCACGTTCTGACAAATCGTCTTTGCATGTACGTTCTAATAAGTTTTCGTACATTGCACATTCGTGAAGTGAAATAAATGTTGGGATTCCGCCTGGGGTTTCAATGCTTTTCATTTATCTCCCCATTGCCAATTGTTTTAGGCGTTCAATTTCTTGTGCGTTTATATTTGCTTGTTGCTGACTTTGATTTGCAATTTGTGAATTTTGAGCTCTTTCTATGTCATCTGGATCTGCACTGCCGGCTCTGTTGGCGCCTTGTCCAGTTGGTTGTTTATTACCACCAGCTACTGTTCTAGGTAAACTGGTTGAATCTCTATTAGCATCTTGGTTGGCATTATTTGCACGTCTGTTTGCTACATCATTCTGTTCTTTACCCGCTCTAATAGTTGCTCTACTAGGTTGTGCTGTAGATATTGTTCCATATTCATCTAATTGTGTTTCGTCTAGTGCTTTCCATTCATCATATGATAGATAAATGTCTGTGTCTGGATCGTAGTAACTACCTTCTTTTGGATCGTAATAAACTACTTTGCCACTACGAGTTTGAAAAGGACCTTCTAGTCCGTTACGTTCTTGATATTTTTCTCTGTCAATACTAGGTAACTCTGACCATCCTTCGTTTACTGCACTTAGGTCTATAATTTCTGAGAAAGCATCGTTGTCGTCTGCTTTCATACTATTAATAAGTTTTAATGTTTGTGAAAAGGATAAATTTCTTAACTGTTCTGATACTTGATCTTTTGTAAGTTCCATTCCGAACTTAGCATTTGCAAAGTCTATTACTGTATCAATTGTACTATTGTTTATTACATCCATTATACTATCCTCTCGCTTTATTTAGTCTTGCTACAATACGACTAGCTGGATTTAATCGTTTTGTTCTTTGTGCTTTTTTCATCATTCTAGCACCTTTTTGTGCTCGTGTACGTCTGAGAACATATCTCTTTTTTAAATCTATAGGTGCGGCACATTGCTGTGGATTTGACACCGGTCTTCCTTTTCGAGGTCCTACTGTACAACGAAACGCTCTACTAACTTTATTACCACGTTTTCTAAATATTACTTTTGCTTCTGAAACAATAGTATTATATGATTCGTTTAATAACATGTTACCCGCCTACTAACGGTGATACGGTTTGCAAATTCAACAGTAATAATACTACTGTAGAAAGCAGACCTGCTATTACTGTTGCTGCTGCGCCAATAACTAGCTTGTTACTAGACAGCGTACTTGCTGTCTGTTTTTCTGATATCTTAGCCATGGCATCAGTTAACGAGTCCACTTTTGACTCAAGTCTGTTTAATTTTTCTTCTAACACGCGATATCTCTCTGCACATAAGTCTACATGTGCTTCTAGGTTCTCACGCTCAAGTCTTGACTGGTTCATTGCCATATTTTGTTCTCACAATCTTTAGCAGCGTCTTAAAGAGCTGATTTAATATAAGTACATCCTTGCACTTATTGTATTTATATGTTTTGTCTGTATTTAAAGTATGTGTTTTTATTCACAGACGTTGTATCAATAATTTCAGGATTAATAATTGCCGTTTCATCTAAAGTAATATGAATTGGTGTCATACTAAAATCCTCTTCTAACATATAAATGTTATTATTTTCTTTCATCCATGCATCTGCTGTTTCACTTGCAAACGTTAAGATCCATATATCATGTAATCCAGTAATATTACTACCAAATTCATAATTAGATACATCTTCTGCATCTAATTTAGCAACACTGCTCAACACAGGTTGAGATCTTAAACTTATACTTTGGATAAAAGTATTTAAATTTTGGGCTTGGAAGAATCCTTTTGCATTTGCTTTAGGACTAACTATACCCGAATCTGTTATATCTATTAACGTATATATCACATAATAATCTGTTGAGCCTGTTAAAACCTCTACTGGTCTACTTGTACCCATTTTATTATCCCATGCCGGTTAACTTACCAGCTGTGTAGCCTGCTGCAAATGCAGCTGCTCCGCGAGCAATACGTTGTTTAATTGTTTTCTTTTCACCTTGTTCTAGATCTAAATTATTTTCTCCTGAGAACTTCTTAAACAGTGGAGTTAAATCACTGCGTCTTGCATTTAGTCTATAATATTTGTTTAGTTGTGTAGAAGCAAGTTGTCGCTGTTGCGTTGTTAACCCATTCCAATCACCTACTAATCTTCTGGCTGCTCTCAATTTTGGATCTTGTATAGCTAAGTCTTTTTCTAACTTGTAAAAGAATGCTTTTGCTTGTCCAGGATTTGCCTGACCAGTTTCAATTTTCTTTAAAAATTGTTTAATTTGTTTATCATTAAAGTTTACTTTAGCAAGTAACAATTTATCTGCTTCTGAATCAGCTAACCCACCTGGCTTATTTAATGTAAACATTGTTTGATAGATATCGGTTCCACTAGGACTAGCCTTGTTAAATCCTCCATACATTCCTGTTCTACGTGCATATTGTTTAGCCACTGGTGCATATTTATAATCATTTGACATAGCGTAAAGACTTAACAGTCCTACAAACAAATGATCTGTTAATCCTCTAGCACCTTCTGAGCTTATTTGTTGTCTTGTTTTAAACATACGAGCTTCACCCAATGACTGGATAAATGACAATTCTTTATTATCAGGTGTCATCTCATGTCCACCCTCCATGGCTGCGTATTGTTGTAATGTATATTTTTGTTCACTCATTTTTTATTCTCTTTTACTATTATATCACAAGTATCACTAGCATATGTTTTAAAATAACGTGGAGCAAATGCATGTAAGAATACTGCACCTGCGGCAAGTTTTAGTTTCCATGCAATACTAATTGCATGTTTAAAGTGTTGCCAGCGTGTCATATCCGCCTCTTCTAAATGCAACTTACATTGCTTACTTAACATTTAGTTGTTCCTTGCCATATTTGCAGCCGTAAAGCCTGCTCTGTTTACTAGTTTAACATCTTTGTCTACTACATATCCTTCGCCGCCTCGTTGGCCGCCTGTGTATGCTTCTACATCAGCATCTTGTGAATCTAATGCAGTAATAATCATATTCTTAACTTTCATTGTTCCTCTAATAAAATTAAAGGTTGCATTAAAGCCTTCTAAATTAGCATTTATATATTCACCTAGTCTTTGTTTTTTAGGTGTTGATAGTTTACTACCGTCTACCCATTTCATAAAGTCTGCGCCTAGTTTATCTAATCCGCCTGTCTTAACTGTTGCATTAATATATGTGTAAAGTATTTTACCAAAGTCGGTCATTTTTAATTCTGGTGGTACATTAAATAGTTTATCAATTGCGCCAGCATGTTTTCCTATAAATGCATCTAATTCGTCTATTGCAGGAATATCTACACCTGGTGATTTTTGTACCATTACAGGTGGCATAATAAATGTTGGACCACCTTGGAAACTTGACATATCGACGTTACTTTTTTCGCCATCTAGTCCAATTGCCATATGTACAACAACACCTACGTCACTGTCTGCAATCTTTTTACCAACTTCACTATCTAATTTTACCTGGTATGTTGTTGTGTTAGGTTTAAATATAAACTTGTTATCTTTTACTTCTGGTTTTGTAAACCAAAGTAAATCTCCGTGTACATAGCCTCTAAAATCTGCTGGTACTGTTGCTTCTACTTTAGGCCAAATCTCTTTCATCTTGCCTGCAAACGCTCCATAATCTTGTGGATTTTTTGCGTAGCCTGGACGATTCTTTAACATAGCCTCTAATCCATCTGCACTAGTAACTTTACCATCGTATCCTTTGGCAGTAAATCCACTCTTATCTGTTAATATGAATTCACCCTTTTCATTACGGCCAAATATAACCGCAGGTGAGCCGTCCCACTTAACAGTGACAGTATTAGGTTGTTGTTCTACTTGATGTAATGTTGCGATGGCTTTTTTTGCTCCAGCACTTCCATCCCATAAAATGAGATCTTCTAAGTGTTGAATACGTGCATCTTCTTTTAAGTCTTCTGCAGTTGGTGTGTATAACCCTTTGCCTTTTAATCTAATATTTCTTATGTTTCTAGGTTTACGCTTTTTAGTACCTGCTAAAATATCTTCTATTTTCATTTTGGACCCCTAATCTTTTTAACACCTCTGTTAAAACGTTCTGGGTCCCTATTTTTGATACTTAACATGATACGCTTGGTTAAATCCTGAGCAGTATCGGCATCGTAGTTAGAATCAATCATCTCTAAAATATTGATAATGCTACTGATCGCATTGTTTCCTTTGCTTTCAAGTAGAGCTGTTTTGTCCTTTTTGGGTGCTAAAGAGTTAATTTCCTCTAATAAGCTACGAGTACGTCTTTTCATGTTATGTCTCCAGTAATAGTTACCTTATATAGTATTTATCTATTTATTAACTATTGCTACGTTTTAGCATACTACGGAGTTTATCATGTCCCGATATAGTATTTTCTACAACACTATTTTCTGCAATATTCTTTTCCTGATGTGTTATTTTGTTTTGTGCTTTAATTTTGTCAAAGACTGCACTAGGTTGATTCATAGTAGATCCTGCTTCGTCTTCGTCTAAATCCTGAATACGTAAACCACCAATATCAAACTTCAAGTCAACTTTTTGTCCAACACCACTACTGCTTCGTGTTTTCATAAATTGTACTTGATATCTGCCTCGTTCACGCATTGCTTGGCTTGTAAAGATACCAATAACATTATCTGCTGTCTGAATCTTACTTAAACCACCTGAGATATGACTGTGATCAAACTCTACTTCTTCTACTGCTGCCCTGTTTAACTGCGATGCAGTTGCAAACAATATATCATGTTCTACTGCAAAATTACGCATTTCTTCAGATACAAATTTATCCTTAATAAACAAATCACTTGGACTTACTTTGCTCTGTGCCGGCATCATTAAGTCTAAGTAGTCAATTAGCACTGCATCAATTTTTAAATCATTTTTAGTTTCATATTCACGCATATAACTAGTAATTGCATTAATTGTAATACCATTTGGTAATTGTACAATTTGTAGTTTACCTGCTTTTTTACCTTGCATACGCACTTTTAAGTCTACATCATCTACATTCTTAAATACTTCTTTTGTATTCATGCCAGTGATCATACTATCTAATCGCATACTAGATAATTCTTCACTAAGCTCTAAACTTATGTAAACAACATTTAATCCTGCAATACTCCAGTTTAGTGCTAAATTCTGTAAGAACAAACTTTTACCACCACCTGATGCTGCTGCAAATATATTTAATTCGCCTCTGTTAAATCCGCCATATAGTTTTTGATCTATATCTCTCCAACCTGTGCTTTGTCCACCACGAGCATTTCTTACACGCTCAATGCGTTCTGCTGGTGATTCCCAATAATCAGTACCCATGTGTTTTGCAAGCCCAATGCCTACTGCTTCTTTAATTTTTCTTTCTACTGGTCCATATTCACCTTTTTCAAGTAAATCTGCACTCTCAAGTATTGCTGACTCAAGTGCTTTATGTTTACAAAAAGTTTCAAACTCGTCAATAAACCATTTTTGATGCCTGTCATCTACATCTTTTAATTCCTGTAGTTCAAGTCCTGTTGTTGCTAGTATTTGATCTCGAGTAGGTAACGCACTATAGTTCATAGCATGTTCTTGTATAAACTCTACACCTTTTCTTAGTTCTCT